CTCTAGAGAACCTCTAACATTACATACACCTGTCGCTCCAACCCCTGTAGAGTCTTGAATAGACAATACAGGAGGGTTTATAATATCATATCCTTCACCGTCTGCTGCTACAGTTACATCATTAATTGAACCAAAGTAAACACTACTACCAGACTTATAGTTAAGTATCTCTACACCGTTGACAAGAAGACCAGTTCTGCCAGGTAGTGTCTCACGGTTTACACCATCATCGACAGGAGTTTTGAACTCTCTTACCAATTGTTGATGTTCAAGAGTCTTGTCAAAGAAATCAACAGGTGTAAGTGTATTACTTGTGACAATACCAGATACAGAAACAAAAGTATTATTGAATAAGTTTGTTAAACTACTAGCAATTTTGAACTGCTTATCATTGACTCTCTTTACATAGAAGACTCCTGCTTCTATCTCAGGGAACTTACTTACATATTTGTTAAGACCGATAAGTCCAAGAGAAGTCTCTGGTTCAGCGTAAGAGTTATAATAAACTTTATCACCAGTGTAATATCCGTGGTTTCTTGTAAGAGTAAAGAGTTCACCACTGTACTCTCCATTCAGTTCAACAATTCTATCGTAGAACTCAAGGGGGTTTGCATTGTAACGAGGCAGGGATGAAGAAGCAACCAATACATCTCCATTGAATTTAGCATAGGAGTTCTGTACGTTTGCAAATGTTTTTTCAATGTTAGAATATTTGGTGGCATTAAGACCACTAACATCAGGTTTAAGAACATTTCTTCTAGCACTGAAGGTGCTGCCGTTAAGCACCCCTTGTCCTTTTATTGTAAAGGTAAACTGGTTTTGAATATCTACAACATCACCAGTCTTTTCAGCACCACTAGACTCAATAATGGTTACACTATCACCAAGTCTTAAATCATTTTTTATTTCAGTTGTAATGTTATATGAGTTGTCAGATGAATCTACCAGAAGAATAGATTTTACATCAAACTTAGGTGTTACATTATGGAACCAACTGCTGACAAGAGCGTTGCTGGTTGTAATACCAAGTGACTTAATTTTAATTTTGTCTCTGTTCTGATAGAATGAAGTATCAGCGTCAATGATGTTTTGACTTAATACATTACCAATACGCACTTCTATTCTACTAGTTGTAGCAATACCTACAATAGGAGCATCAGTAGAAGCAATGGATACGGCATCCAGTCCTTCAAAACCGTGAGCAACCACATTAAGACTAAGATCTGTAGCGCCAGATATTTCAACAGTTGTACCAAATGTGGTTGTATTTGCTGCACCAACACCAATAAACTGGTTAATAGTCTTAGAACGATATGTCAGAATACCACTTTGACCTGTTACTCTTAATAAACCTGATGTAGGGAAACCGATAGTGGAGTCAACATCAATGATAGAGGCACCTGCCGCTACAACTGAAAGGTTTTTAGTCTTAGGATGAGCATGGAACTCACCTAACAATGTTCCACCAGTGAGGTCGATGTCCTTTGGATAGTCAAAGTCAACACTAACTTGATAGTAGTCCTTGCTATTGTAAGTAAGTTTCTCTACATCAATGATAGTAGCGAATGCTTCATCAATACCATACTCGGGATATGCACTCTGATATAATGTCTGGTTCTTTAACTTAAGAGGATCACCTTGTACTTTCTCTACAACAAGGTCTCTTGTCTTTCTAAACTGAGCATCAGATGGTCTGAATAAGAAGTCTTTTGGTTTTACTACTTCAGCGACTTCGCCATACAAAGCAGCAAACAGTATTCTAAAGGACTCATCAGTTCCTTTTGACTGATAAAAGTCTTTGGTTCTAGAAAGGAACAGTTTCTGGTTGATGTCATCATCAAATTCTCTTTGTTCAAACCCAGGAGCAATCTGTCCTTTTAGTTTGATAAGGAACTGTTTCAGTAAAAGGTTACTGAGGTTTACAATCTTCGCACCCTGAGTGTGGGATTCTGCTTCTGAAGTTGTAAAGGTAAGGTTGTCTTTATCTTCTACAAACGATGTTACACCTGAGAAACCACGAATACATCCATTAAAACTATTTCTAGACTTGGAAGTATAGAGAATAACCTCGTTGCCAATTTTTAAAAGACCATATCTTTCAGGAAACTTATATGTTCCAAACGTATCATCAGCAATTTGAGTGCTTGCTGTGATAGTAGTGTCTGCAAAGTCAATGTCACTATCAAGAATAGTTTCATCAACTGTATCAACTAAGGTTTCAAGTTTCAGATATTCATCAATGTTTTGAATAACATCAGCGGGTGCTGTAGGATATTCTTGCGAAATATAATACTGCTTTAAAAATTCACCAACCAAGGGAAAGTCATCCCTAACAAATGCAGGTAACTGATACTCAATAATGTCCTGAATCTGTACGCGCTGTAAGTCGGTAGATATCATCTCTTACTCTTTAGTATGAATATGTAGGTGTTGATGTAGAGGTTGTTGTAGAGGGTGTAGAAGTGGTAGTATAAGATGACGTGCCGGTTGTTGTAGTCGTTGTCGTACCACTTGTCTGCTGTTGAGTTACTCTTCCTATTGAAACTGCGTCAGTAGATCCTCTAACCAAAGCACCGTTTGCAAAACTGGACGAGACCACATAGTTTGAACCAGAAATATCATAACCTGAGGATATTCTATCGTTGATAGAATTAATGGTAACGTTATTAGTATCTAGTTGAATATAAAGATCCTGTAATCCGATGATGTCATTTGAGAATGGTATTGCCGAAACTTCAATAACAGGGAACTGTTTATTAAGTTGTGTCGATATAATATTGATAGGGTTCAGTTTTATCTCACCTTTTATGTAATCAATAGTACCAACATTTCTTCTTACGACAGTAGCATCCGTTGGAGAGTTAAGACGGATTAGGTTTATAACTCCATCCTCAAGTCCCATGTTTGGTGTGTCAGCAAGATAGACAACACCAGCGGTGCCGCTTACCTGGAAACCAGAAGACTTGATGTTATACCCCACACCGCTCGCAGGAGAGTGTCCATGGTTCTTTACATGGAATCTATTACCAAAGCATATCTCATACTCTGCAAAGGCATTCAGGGACGCTCTGAGGTCCCTACGCATCTGTACAGTGGTGATATTAGATGTGATAGCATCATTGGTATTATCAATGACACTCAAGAACTTACTGTATTTGAAACGTGCGCCAAACTTATTCAGTTCAGTTGAGTTGGCATATCTATCAATGTTATTAGATACAAGTGACTTCACTTCGTCACCACTGCTTATCTTATTGCCATCGTAATAAACATTAGACAGAACCTCAATGTAAAGGTATTTAAGGTCTGTTATTTCTAACTCAACACCACCGACCGAATATTTCTTTATTTCTCTTTTAATATTATCTTTTACAAGGTTAGATAAGTATGCACCATTGATAGGTTTGATACTAGCAAATACCTTTCCAAACTGAGGAGGACTTAACTCTTCACCACCAAAGACAGATACAGACTCTGCTTCACGATAGATGGTTGGTAAAAGGTTTTCATAGTCAGTTGATGTAACTGCTCTTCTTTGTGAAGAATATATCTGAGGAGCATATTTCTTAATAGACTCTACAGTTTCAATGTCATCACCAGCAAATGATGCAGTGTTGGTTGTAATAAGAGATATACCAGAGTTAATGGCAACATTATCTCTAGAAGTCGTCAACTTACCAGAGAATGTTAAGTCAGTAACACCATTACCACCAGAACCATTTGTCACCAGGAATGAAACTTCAACAAAGTTTGGTTCTTCTAGTTTCTTACCAAATACACCATCACCAAAAATAATTTCATATCTAGAGTCTTCTATCTCTTGTACCCAGAATACGGGAGAGTTTCCATTAACATCAAACAAACTTTCTGCTAAACGATACTGTCTCTTAACAGAAGACAGTCTAGATGGTTTAACTATTACCTCAATAGTAGAAGTATCAATGTTTGCCGCGTTCAGGATATATCTTTGTTGTGGGTTATAGTTGTCAAATGAAAAGTTTGTTGTGACGTATGTGCCTTCATAGACATCAATATTATCAAAACTTGCTACTTCATTAACTACAGGCACAGTGATATCATTCATCAAAGAGAATCTGTAGTTCGTTGTACCGAACGTTGCACTATTTGCTACTAAACCCTTGTTTAATGTAATAGTCTGAGGTTGAGTATCATAACTTGATGTATCAACAAAGAAAGATATGTTTGCTCTTGCCGCTCTCCTGGACCTAGGAACATATCCTATATTCCTTGCCAGAGACACGACGTTCTCCCTCAAGGTCGCTGAATCAATGAATACCTCATTAGATACCATATTGGCATTATATGAGGTAATATACGTGTTATACGCTAATGCATCTATGATAGTCGAAAGGTTTGACCCTTCAAAATCATAGTCAGAAAAATTCGAGTTCGACCGCAGATACTCTGTGATCGACTGTTTTATCTGATCGAAGTCTAGGTTGGCGAAATTGACTAGCATTATCGTGTCTGTTGTAATGCGAATGATAACTGTTGAGGTTGTGCCTCTATACCAATAATGTCATAACGAATAGCAATATCGTATTCACCATTGTCAAAGTTTGGTTTAACTATAACTTGGCGAAGTTTAACTCTAGGTTCAAAGTTATTAATAGTATTTTCTATTTGTTCTTTCAATGCCTCAGTCGTAATATCGTCCATTGGTTCAAACAACAGACGACTTACTTGTGAACCGAGTTCAGGGTTGAAAGGTCTTTCACCAGGTGCTGTAAGTATTAAGTTACGAACAGAACGCGCAATAGCAGTTTCATTTGTATTCGCAATCAAGTCAAAGGTGAGTGGATTCACCTTAAAAGACATGTTAATGTCTTTAAAACTTTTACTTGCGCGTTGTACTGGCACCTTTAGTTACACTAAGTATATTTTATTTATTGCCTTTCCTGAGCAGTTTTCCAGAAGTAACTCTCTTGGTCGCCTAAACCCATCCTATCGTATCCATTTTCAACCTGATAGTATTCAGTTGATACTTTAAAGTCAGGTTGCTTCGGCACCTCTGGTGTCAAACTGTTATCATAGATACGCATTCTATTATTAGGATAGAGTGCAAACTGACCATTAACAAGTTCAATTAAGTTATGAGACTTGTGTTCTGCAGGGTTTTCACTTGTTGCATAGTCAATCGTATCAGGGTCTTGATG